GGTTCTGTTCAACAATAGTCTTGCTGACCAGTTTATCAAGAGAGAGATAGATGCTATCCGTATCCGATGCAATAACATAGTCTTCATTCTCCGTTTTGAGTAGCTTGTTCATATAATCATTTAGCTTATTCTCAATCCAGCGAATAGACAATTGACCTGCCGTTGTGATAGCAGAAGCCTGTCTCACATCAAAGAAACGAAAGAACTCATTGCCGAGGGCACCGTAAGCTGAGTTCAGAGAGACCTTCTTCGCAAGTTGTAGATTATTATACCTTGCAATGCGTTTCTCAATATCATAGCGTTTTGTGGAGTCGGTTTCTTTTTCAAGTTCTTTCTTAGCTTCAATAGCCTTCTTTTTATATGCGCTGCGGTCATTGTACATTGTCTCCATAATTTCGGGCAAGAACCCGTGCTTTTCTTTTGTGAAGAACTGGCCGTTCGGTGTCAATGTCACATTAGCAGCATGTAGAACACTTGTATTGACTTCTTGATTGAGCAGTGAGTCAATCGTCACATTATTTCGTGAGATAAACTCTCTCATCGCTCCGTCATAGTTCGCAGGCTCAATCAATGTATCAGGGCTGATATTGTACTGCATAATCAAATGTGGATACAGTGAGTTCAAGTCAAAGCTTGCGACCCAATTGTGAATACCAATCAATGGATCTTTCACAAACGCGCCAACATACGCTGCATCTTTGGAGTGCCGAGTGATTGGCGGCACGACCATGCTCTTCTTCTTCAGATAATTATATATGATGTTATCCCACATACGCACCTGTGTGAACACATCATCGTAGTTAGACTTGGAATCATAGGCCAGAGTTAGCGCAAGTTCAATCAGCTTCAGCTTGTCTTCAAGCTTGTCAACAAGTTCCACGTCACGAATGTTATACTCAATGAACTTCTGATAGTTCGTCTTGTAGAGAGTGTGGAGTGAACCATACTCATCATACGAAAGCTTTCGTTCACCTAGTTCTACATTACAGATAGCATCAAGCTTGTATGACTCTTGCGACTGACCACCAGGAGCAAACTTCTTATAGAGTTCAATGTAGTCAAGCACCGAGATACCAGATGGCACGAATGCAATCTGTTCACGACCCATGATGACTACACGGCGCTCATCAAGATTAAGCCACGGTGAAAGACGTTTTGCATCTACTTCACCAAGGATCTTCGTTATACGATTGACGAGATAGGGAATATCGAAGAACTTGACATTCCAACCAGTGATGATATCTGGATAATCGAATGTCCACTCATCAAGAAACTTATTTAGCAAATCGGCTTCATCACGACACTTGATATACCAAACATCTTCACGACGATTATCAAATGCACCACAACCTAACACCACAAACTTATTCTTGTTCTTGAACGTGATTGCAGTGATAGGTTCAGATGCAGTTGCAGGCTCAGGGAAACCATTCTCTGAGCCTACCTCAATATCAATGTTGGTAATGTTGATTTGAGACAGATCCCACTCAACATCATCAGCGAATGTATCTCCGATGAAAGCATATTCATACTTGTTGTTGCCATAGATTTTGAAGCCATCAACATCTTCGTATTGCTTGATGAAGTCTCGCGCATCACGAATGTTGCCTGGCTTTAGTTCCGATACATAATCACCGTGAATGGTAGTCCAGTCAGTCTTATCTTTTGCAGGAACAAAAAAAGTAGGAAAGTAATCGATCTTGCGTCTTACTTTCCTACCGTTTTCTACACCCCTGTAAAGAATTCTGGAACCATACACTTGAACATTAGTGTAAAAATCCAATGGTATACTCCTATATCACTTCAATAATCCAGAGTTAGGTAGTACTAATCCACTAAAGATGGAATTGTACTGATTGACAAACTCTTTTACAGGTGTCATTATACACAATACATGTGATTTGTCAAGTTCAAAGACCTTCTCATCACTGAATTCTGCCCATGGTGCAAGTCCAACATTTGGCGTCTTTGGATCAAGCTTGTTTGGCATGACAACAATACGAACAGGATTCTCAATCTTCACAATCAAACCTGAAGATGGAAGAACCTTAGCGATGATTTCTTCACCATTTATCAACTTCACAATCTTAATGTTCATTCAAGCTCCCCAACATAATCAAACACACCAACAGTGACCCACTTTGTGGGAATGTAAGTCAGATTGCCACCCGACTCGGACTTATAGACATACTTGTTATCGTAGTCCATGACTTTAGCAAGCTTCTCCCACTTGCTATCAAAGGCTCTCTGCTTCCACTGTGTTTCAAGAATATTCATTCTTATCTCCAATCAATTAAACTTAATACCGTTCATCTTTTCTTCTGTTGTGACGAATACCATTTTTTCGGTATCATCTGTATAGTATACAGGGTTCATACCTGCTTGTCTATACTCTTCTCCCCATTTTAGTGCTGTGTGAAAGTTACTGTCTGGCCCCATGATTTCGGCCGCTTGCTTTAGAATTTCTTCGGAAATAGTCTGATATGACATAGTTCTATTCCTTCTTTTTGTTAAATTCCTCCAAAAACCCTCGCATGAAATTCTCATAAAACTTAGGAGATTCTCTTAACACTTCTGCCCAGAATCTACCCATATCTTCAGCATGTTCTGTCATGTATGTGCGAAGCATAGATTCATTATACTTCCAACCTAACATTACCAAACTCCGTCTTCAATTAGACCTGCTTTGCCTTCATTGATAAAATTATTTATACAGTTGTCGCAGATGTTACCTGATTTATATGGAGTACCACGCTTCAATGCATATCGTTGCATATCAAATCGTGATCCATAATGAGCAAGAATGTAGTGAACACCCTGATGTAGATACAGAGTAGCAGCACAACCATCAGCTTGATCATATTCAGGATGAATTGTAAGACGATCAAAGTATGTATTACATGTATTGCACTTCATTTGTCAATCCCACAGTGCTTGATAATACTTACCAAAAAGAGTAAATCCCTTCTGCTTACGCGCGTGATACGCTTTATACTTTTCTGTATTGAACTTACCCATTTTACGCTTGTGATCAGAATCGAACAATCCGTCGCTTTCTATATGTTCATCAGGTTCATAAGGATCATAATAGTTTTTTTCACCTTCATCCTCATCAAGTTCCTGCTCAAAGCTCCAGATCATCTGATCAAGAACCCAAACCCAGGTCGAATGAAACTTCTCGCTTGCTGCTTCAAGTTCTTCTTCGGATGCATTCAGGCTCTTGTCATAATAGCCGTGATTGAAAACTGCATCTTCTCTTTCGGACAGACGAAGTTCTTCAGGAAGGTCTTCATTATCAATAAAAGGGCTGCCATGCTTGGTATCTCTAAGCTGCCTGAGCATAGGAAGAACAATATGAGCGAGAGTGTGATCCATTGACCAAGTATCGTAGTTGTCAATACGAACATTGATCTTACGTTTACGATTGGTAACAAGCTTGTTAATTGTCATATCAAAAATATTCTGACACCAGTTTTCAAGAGTCTCAAGAACCTTCTCAAACCAAGTGTTGCTCTTTTTCCACTTGTACTTATACTTCTTATTCATATACTGATAATGAAAATCAGCAACGTAGCGAGTTGTTACGTATGGTCCGATGTATACTTTCATTGCTCTACAATGTCCTTCAATATTTGATATGTATCTTGCCAGTCTTTTACCCAATGTGAGTGATCAGCAACAAGATAGATTGTATGATCATTACCTCCAACTTCACATCTATCACCAAAGAATGTGAAAGGATGCACATACTTCGCTATTTGGGACTTGTCTTTGCCTTTGAGAAAGATATCAATACCTGTCTCACCACCAACGACACATTCAAGTCGTGTAAACATCTTGTTTAGTCTATCACAGATTTCTTTGCGTTCGTTTGTAGCAATGTCCCAATCAACATACAACTGGCGCTGTTCTTTGGTAGCATTACGACCGACTATAGAAAAGTTGACAGTGCCGATGCGCTTTTCAATATGATTGCCTGTACGAACGCTAAAACCTGAAATTCGTGCTTCATTCTCTAATGCAGCAATCTCGGAATCTAATAACTCGAAATCATTCTTATCTACAACAACACCTCTTTTTACAGTCATGTTTCCTGAACAATTATATACAGCTTGTACAGTATAACAAATATCAGATCCTAACTGTTCTTCTGTCTTTTTATAATCTGAACCAGTGACGATGTAGACGGTATTCTTCCTGCAAAAATCGAGGAAAAAGTTTTCGAATGTAGAGTCGATTAATCCTCTAGATGGAGTAAGAGTACCATCTACATCAAAAACATAGTTCATGAGTTGCTACCAGATTTTCCTGTTGCAGCCCTAATTTGTTCTGCTGAAATGGACATACAAGTGTAATATGTGCGACCTGCATTGGTGCCAATTTCAATCTGCTTCTGATCTACAAGAGCCAGACCTACCTCGTTGCATTCGCGCTCATTGTTATATTGAGGGGAATTTGGATAATGAACATCGGTATACACATCACCATTGTTCATTACAATATTCAAAACGATAAACCAAATCATGTTTATACCTCATCATTTAAATTGGAGCGGGGTACGGGACTCGAACCCGTTTCACTAGCTTGGAAGGCTAGGGCACAACCCATATACCAAACCCGCATGTCTGTATTTAGTTTGTCAAATCAGAGACACCACGAAGCCAGTTAAATTCCCTCTCAAGAAAAATGAGTGCTTCCTTTTTCTGGCCGCGCGACCAATAGTGGAAAGCTTCAATCAGATTTTCTTCCTCTCCAATCTTGTATCCGCGATACTTGATTTCCTCAAGAAGTTCCTCATCATTCCATGAACCAAGGCTAACTTCAACTTCCGTGGAAATATACTTCATAGACATTTGTGTTCCTCTGTGTGTTTGTGTCAGTATGTATACTATACTATAGGAATCAGATCAAGTCAAGAGAAATCATTTTCCTTTGTTTCTCGGCTTCCTTGCGGTCTTTGGTGCGCTTGCGCGCGGCTTTGGCGATTTCGATCTTTCTTTCTTTGGTTGCGTAGTACCACTCGATGATTTCGCTTGCCGTGCGGCCGCAGCCTCTGCAAGTCTTTTCTTCGTTGCTTCTATATGATCCTTGACTGTCATCTTCATATTCACATACCTTTGTACAAATTGATTTTGTCATCTAATTTTGGATACCAAATCTGATATTGACTTATGCACATTATTTAGTGATGTGTAAGACTCAAAAATTAACTTAGCTGGTATTTCAATACCCATTGCAAAACAATCAGTTTCTCTTGTTCCAAATGCATAGAATGTTTTGTTTGGATCATTTATATTTGTATCTGTAACTGTAAAGCAATATGGTCCTGAGTTTCTTCCTACAATCAAATCACAGTATGTTGAGAGATATGAAATCTCGTTCAAATCACAACTCTTGTTCTGATCAATGATTTCGTTAGTGAACTTTATATTCTTCAACTGTGTTTCAAAGTTCTTCGTTGCAATTAAGACTTTGTTAGGATGTTTTGATGCAATGTCTTCAATGATAGGTTTCATATCACCGTTATATTCACACTGACCTGAATGACACTTACCATTTGAAAACAGAATCTTCTTTCTTGGATCTGATCCTACAAATCTGTTTACACCTGCTTTATCTACCATGCCATAATTGACAAATGGAAAATATGTTTCTACAGGACCGAGGACCATATCCGTACCAGGAAAAGTCTGATTGATAAGATCATATATTCTTGCATACATTTGATGAGTAAATCTCAACGTACATTCACCGTCAAATCTAATGCCATATCCAAAGTATGCACCAATCCACGTATTGATTAGAAATGTGTCCCCTAAATCAAGATATCTAGCTTTATGTGGTATACCAGGTAATTCTGTATGTTGAATGTCCATGTCATCAAGAACAGCAGGCTTCATTCTATGTGCGTAGTAGAATTCAGTATCTACATTATACATTATCTCACGAATGAATGCTTTACCATGAAATAGATCACCATTGTGATAATGATTGAAAAAACATATCTTCTTCATCACACACCCTTATATAACTTTACAGAATCTTCACGCAGGGACTTGCCATGAATGATAGCGTCATCTATGATGGCATTCAATGCAGCAACAAGCTTTGGACGCTTGATCTTGAAACAGATATCAACCTTGCGCTTTAGATCAGCTAGTTCTTCATCAGTCTTAGCTGCTTGCATTGCATCTTCTAGATGCCAAGTACGAATGTGTAAAATAGCAAGCTTCTCTAAGACTTCACCAAGATTGTCTGATGCAGCATAATCTACTGGTTCAATATAGATAGTATCTCTCTCATCAAGGATAGCATTTACATGCTCACGAATAACGGTATCAAGTATAGCAGCTAACATCACAAATCTCCAATTATCTGTTCAAGTAGATCCAGTTCTTTTTTGCCAACAAACTGGTTATTGCCTATGTATATGCCATTCTCATGCACAATATCAGCATTAGGGCATGATATTGTATTATACTTTGAGAGGTATGGTTGACGAAGCAGATTACCACCTACAACTGGGCGATACTCAATACCATTCATGATCAACTCATGTATCAAATCGTTCTTTATCTTCTTGCTCTTTGCAATGAACGGAAAACAGAATGAACTATTCCCAGTGTCAGGGAAAGGAACGTGAAAGATATCGTTTCTGTCACGAATGATCTTATGATATCGGTCAAAATTCTTTTTTCTTATATCAATGAACTGATCCAATCTCTTCAACTGTGACAGTCCAAGTACAGCACCTAGTTCAGTGTTTCGGAAGTTATAGCCAGCAGTCACAAATAGAAACTGTGGATCAATGTCAGGAAACAGATCGTTGAATACTTGTGGATCATTAACCACTCTGGACATACCATGAGAACGCTTCATCTTCATCAATGTGTAGAGTTGACTATTGTTCGTAGAAACCATACCACCTTCAACGGTAGACATATGATGACCGAAGTAGAAGCTGAACGTTGAACCATCATACTTTGATCCAACTTTACCAGAGACATTCTCTGCACCATGACTTTCACATACATCCTCAAGCATGATGGCTTTAGGAAACATGCTTTTCATCAAGTTAACACAAGCAGGCAAACCAAGAAGATGTGTTGTGAACACGATATCAATTTCATGTTTCTTTGAAATCTTTTCTGCTTCTACAAGATCAAAACTGTAATTGTCAAGATTGATATCACAGAACACAGGTTCCATACCAAGCTGCATCACAGGATTGATATTCGTTACCCAAGTGCAAGCAGGTACAAGAACCTTGATCTTCTTCTTGTTCTTGAAATACATCTCTTTGACGGCATCAAGCAGTAAGAAGTTCGCAGTGCTACCAGATGTGACAAACAGAGAATGTTCTACACCGAGCCATTTAGACCAAGCTTCTTCAAACTGTTCTACTTTTCTTCCCTGAGTAAAACGATCAGCAGTCATTACAAATTTGGCCAACTTGAAGCGATCACTCCAAGTCAGTGTATCTTTCATCAATGGCCAATTATACTCGGTCATATGTTTTCCTATTCTCTAAGAACCAATCAATCGTAATCTTCAATCCATCTTCAAGTGATGTCTTAGCTTTCCAACCGAGAGCATCCATCTTGCTGGTGTCTAGTGCGCGTCTGGGTGTGCCATTCGGTTGTGTAGTATCCCAAATGATATTACCTGTGTAACCAACGAGTGAAGCAATCAACTCAGACAGATAACGAATTGATACTTCACGATTAGGACCAATGTTGATTGGCTTTGGGTCATCATAGTTGTTCATCAAGAAAATTAGTCCGTCAGCCAAATCATCGGCAAAAAGAAACTCTCGCGTAGGTGTACCGTCACCAAAGCACACCACTTGCGACAAACCCTTTTCTTTCGCGTCGATAAATCGATTGATGAATGCAGGAATAACATGACATTCATTCAGTCTGAAGTTATCGAAAATGCCATAGAGATTATTTGGCATGACGGAAACGGTTTGCATACCATATTGCTCAGTATACTTCTGGCACATGGTAAGACCGGCAATCTTCGCTAGAGCATAACCAATGTTAGTCTCTTCAAGCGGGCCAGTCATCAAGTATTCTTCTTTGATCGGCACAGGCGCGTGTTTAGGATATATACATGCTGTGCCAAGGAACATTAGCTTTTTCACATCATATTCTTGACAAGCATTTATGACGTTTGTTTGAATCATGAGATTGTCATACATGAAGTCAGCAGGGTATGTCTTATTGAAACCAATACCACCAACTTTTGCAGCAGCTAGAAACACATAATCAGGTTCGTTCAGTTCAAAGAAGCGATGAACAGTTTCTTGATTACGAAGATCAAGATGTCGCTTCGGTGTGATAATATTATTATAGCCTTGAGTCTGTAACTGACGAATGAGTGCAGAACCTACAAGACCGTTATGTCCTGCAATATAAATGCCGCTATTACTGTCCATGAATACACATATCCTCTACCAACTTTTCAAATGTAAACTGTGGACGCCAGCCAAGCTTTCTCTTTGCTTTTGCAGGATTACCAAGCAGCGTTTCAACTTCAGCAGGACGGAAGTAACGCTCATTCACACGAATGCGAACTTCACCTGTCTGATCAATGCCTACTTCATTCAAACCTTCACCTTCCCATTTGATATGCATACCAAAGTAAGGTGCAGCAGTCTCAACGAACTGCTTTACTGAATACTGTTCACCTGTTGCGATCACATAATCGTCTGGCTCAGGTTCTTGCAGCATTAGCCACATAGCTTCAACGAAGTCTTTTGCGTGACCCCAATCGCGCTTTGCATTTAGATTGCCAAGTTCAAATATCTTCTGCCCGCCCATGCTGATACGCGCAAGTCCCTGTACAATCTTTCGTGTTACAAATGTTTCACCTCTGCGAGGACTTTCATGATTGAACAGAATGCCTGATGAACAATGCATACCATATGCTTCACGATAGTTTTTCACGATCCAAAAGCCATATAGCTTTGCTACACCATAAGGTGAGCGAGGATAAAATGGAGTTGTTTCTGACTGTGGTGTTTCTTGCACAAGCCCATAGAGTTCAGATGTAGACGCTTGATAGATACGAACGTCTTTTTCCATGCCAAGTAGACGCACAGCTTCCAATATTCTCAGAGTGCCAAGTGCGTCTACTTGTCCGGTGTATTCAGGAATCTCAAATGACACTTTCACATGTGATTGTGCCGCAAGATTATAAATCTCGGTTGGTCTGATTTCCTGAATCAGTCGAATGAGTGAAGAACTATCAGTCAAATCACCATAGTGAAGCTTAACGCGATGATAGATATGATCGATACGATCAGTATTGATCGAACTGGATCTACGAACAATACCATGAACTTCATATCCTTTTTCTAATAGTAACTCAGCAAGATACGAACCGTCTTGTCCTGTAATTCCTGTAATTAATGCTACAAATCTCATAATGAATTCCTCAAATCAACTGGATAATCAGTACATATACCATAAAATCCAGACATGTTGATGTCTAATGATACATCATATTCTGTTTTTTTGCAAGAGGGATATACAGCAATGCTCTTCTCTTTTGAAGAACAAGTATATATTGCATTTGGATGTACCCAAATTGTATTGTCTCTCAAAAGTATGCATTGATCGGCATCATGAAAAAAGGGAATCATATTAGATATGACAAAGTATGTCATTTTTTCCATTGCCCAAACATTCTTACAATGAACATACATTTTTTGATTGGAATATCTTGAAGTCCAATGAACTAGAGTGTCTATTGAGAATGTCTTTTGAGGAACATCATGTCCTAACCAAAATCTATCTCCCATACACCATAGATCAAACTCAACATCAAAACCTCTTTCAAGAGATTCAATTAAAGCAAACTCTTGATTCTCACGGGACTTTTCTGGTCCCGTGAGATTGCCTCTGTGAGATATAATTCTCATACTGTTATAGCATCCACAGCTTTACGCATTTCAAGTGATCCTGCTTTTGTGCCACCTTCATGTGAATGAATATATCCACCAACATTTGCCATCCAATCAACACCAACAATATTGGAAATTGGTTGAACAAGATCCGGTTTCATACCACACGACAGAGCAGGTACAACATTATGTTGATGAAGAACACGAATGACATTCTTCATTTCTTCTTCATCATCACTGAGATATCCACCAATCATTCCTGCATGAATAGTATCTACGCCACAAAGTCCTGCGAGATAACAGAGTACAGACCAATCAATATGATAGCGATGTGTCTTCTCTGTTAGAACTTTATCACCACTCTTTTGATAGTGAATGAAAAGACCTGAATTCATATTTCTTATAGTCTTGTATGATCCAAGACCTGACCAGATATTGATATGAATACCAAGACCACCATATTCATCATTATACTTTGCAATGAACTTTACCTTCTTTGCTATAGTATCAGGATCACCATTGATGCAGAAAGTATAAACAACTTTTCTATCACTATTCTTCAGATATTCAGCAATAAGAGGAACACGATCTTTTAGTGGACAAACTTTAGGGTTTGACATGATTTCATCTTCTTTGATAAAATCAACACCACCCTCAACCATTTCTTTGACCATATCAAGAAGCTGTTGAGGGCTCATTCCTGTCTTAGGTTTTACAATACCTCCAAACAGTGGCTTGTTGTGCGATCCTGTAAACTCTCGCATACCAGTAATGCCATGTTGAGGTCCTTTGAAGTCTGTCTTCTTTGTATCAATTTCAAGATCGATTAAATGACATGCTGTAATGTTATCAATATCCATTTGCCCGCCCATAAGCATACAAATCAGATGTGCAATACCATCAGTTTTCCAATTGATATTAGCATAAGGAAAACCAATCCATACATGTCCAGACTTGTTATTGAACTCATCAGTCTTCAAAATTTTAGCTGTATGTTTGTCATACATTTCTTGTGTTTCCCAAACGCTTCGTGCGTTTGGATTACCGATGCTTTGTCCAATAGCAAGTTCTTTCGCTGCTTCTAAAAGAGTTGTCTTGGATTCGAGATAATACTTTGCCCAGAAATACTTTTTTTCATTCTTCTTTCTAACAACGATGTCCATTTATGCTCCTTTATATCTCAAATATTTTTGTAAATCTTCTGGTGTACCAATTGGATGATGACGCTTGATATCATAGATTTCAATCTTTGCATCATTCTCAATCATCATATTGTATGTTGGGCAAATATAGAACTCATTGTTTGTTCTGATATTTCTTCTAATCATCTCTTTAGCGGATGCGAAGAAATCATATGCTCTCTTCCATGTGTATACACCAACAGTTGCTACATTGCTAATAACAACCTTTTCTGCTACCTCAGTTACATACTTACCTAATTCGTCCATTTTAGCATAACTGTGCTTTTTGTCAAGACTTCTGAATGTAAAAATAGCACCATCCATGTCATTTGTATAGAACCAGTCATAGAAATCTTCACGATGGTATTCCATAATCTGATCTGTATTAGCAATCATTAGCGGAGCATCAAGATTGATAGCATGTTTGCCTAACATTGCAGTACAAGCTGCGCCATCAGTCAATCCATTAATCTCAACGATCTTATATGAATTGACTCTGTTGAAGGCTTTCTTTAATCTATCACCATACTGCTTCATATGTGCTTCCTGAATCAAAAACACATAATCGTTTTCGTATCCCATATTTTCGATAACACGTTCGATCATGGGCTTACCAAGCACATCTACTAATGGCTTTGGGTCTTCATATCCACATTCTGCAAAACGCTTACCAGCGCCTGCCATAGGTAAAAGTATTTGCATATCAACCTCTCAATTTGTTCCATTCACTAAAGTCATCGCGTATGAGTGAATGTCTCATACTACCATATCTATCTGGCATAAATGGATGATTTACATCAACATATACAAGATTATTTCCTGTTAACCCGTACATATGCAGATTTGCACACATGAGTTCTTCACCATTATATGGGCAACCATTTCTATGTAAGAAGTCTATGTTGTTATATGTTTGAGCATAAAGGTTCATAGCGTAATGTTGCCCATAAGCATACTGATCGTTTGCTACGGTGTGTTCCGAATTCTGTCTGCAATTTGGTACATAAATCATTCCATCTTGTACTTCTTCATAGTTCAATTTTGTGTTTAAAGCAAAATCAAATCTAGATCGAATGACAACATCATACTCAATGTTCAATGTCTGAGAATACTTCTTACATAGCTGATTTGCCATGAATACACCATAGAACATTTGTGTTGTATTGTATGCAGGATACTGTGCATTGCCCACACTATACTTCTTGAAGAAATTTTCATTTAATGGTAATTCATAGTTTACATCCCTAGGCTTGTAAAGTGTTTCAATCTTATCCAATAACTCTTCCTGATAATGCCATGAGTGTATGAATACATCAACATCATAATGATCAAAAAGATTCTTCTTGTGATATTCATAACCCTTTTCAAACGAACGGGGTTGACCCGACAAACATAGTGCTATCTTCATCTTGAAAAAATCCAATCCTCTTGTATTACTATTCCTGTAGCTGGGTTATGCTCTTTATAATGGACTTCTACCTTTTCGTTTTGCTTAAAACCGAGATTGTCCATAAACTCAACAACATCGTCTTTGAGTGGTGAACCTTTATTGTATTCAATCAGAGTTGTCTCAATCTGAATATGTTTCGCTTGTTCAATAGTCTTCATACCACCACGAATAATGTCCAGTTCAGAACCTTGAGTGTCCATTTTGATGAACTCGAAAGCTTTTTGTTCTCCGAATTGTTTTAATATAACATCATCCAAAAGCTTTGTTTCTGCTAACATATAATCTTCCGGACTATAGTGTATAGTTTGCTCTTGGTAATACGATACACCTGTGCAAATCATATTCTTACGATTTACATACAGCTTTACCTCTTTCTTCTCATTAGACAAACATGCTATCTCATAAGGTATATCCGTTCTTTTGAGCATAGTATCACAGAAAGGATTTGCTTCTAGCATGAAGATATCCAAATGAGGTATGTTGCGCTTCATTGTTAGTGAAAAGTTACCAACATTTGCTCCAATATCAAGAACAGATTTTATATTGTTGGCAACTAAAAAATTATATGTGAGTTGCATTATCAACCTCTATATACATTACGAATGAACCAGTTTCTAAATCGATCAAGATCAATAAACTTGTTTTTTGGATTGAAGAACGGTCGATTCATAATTTCTAACCACAGGTACATGTTATTGTCTATCTCAATTATATATTTGACCATATCCGCATCAGTTTCAAAATCGTGTCTGTTGACAAAAGCATCTGTATTGAAGTCAACATCTACCACAGGACTACCCCAGTATATAGGTACAGTGCCTGAAACAAATGCATGTGGCAACTTTTCTGTTACATACCCGGGATAAGAACTGTTCTCATAGCAAAGATTGAATCTGTAATTAGATAGAAATTCCATCTTATGTTTTTGTGCTTCGTGCCCTCGAGGAATAATATGTCCAATATTATTGAACAAAGGACCAGCACTGTCAACTCTTTTGTACTCTGATAGAATGTGGAACATGTTGTTTCTATCAAGACTACCACCATTGCCTGAAATGAAACCACAAAATTCTGTGCGTTTATGCCAATCATCTGTAGTAAAAGTTCGGTTCGTGTTTGCTTCATATAAGGAAGTAAGACCCATATGCTCGGCATTCCAATTGTCAAGAATGTATAAAGGCAAACGATAGAAACGATCACTATCAAGATGATCGAATGTTATGGCAAAATGACACACATAGTTTTGTGGTCTTCTGTTTTCACCAGTGAAAAAAATCTTGATTACTTTATTGTGATCGTAATTCAGATTGTTTTTTCCAAATGTTTCATCCGCAAAAATTAAATATGTTGGATGATCATCATCTCTAGTAATATCAAATCTTGAAGAAAGAGTGTCAAGAAAGAACTCATCTAGTGTAGGATAATAATCCGTAAATCCCAATCTTAGTTTTGGCTTAGTCATTATACTTGATCCTGATCTTATCTGCTAAGTCTGCAACTCTATCATATTGATGAACGATACAAAAAGGAATATCATGACTGTTACAGACAGTGCCATCATCTTTGAATGTGGGTTGTGAATAAAGATATTTTGTCTGATACATGATTTGTGCAGTTGGATCATTTTTCTGTCCAATATCACCAGCGCCAGACTGAATTGCCGCAAGAGTTGTTCCTAGATTACATGCCCAGCCTGAGTTGTTACCAAAAAACTCTGTTCTACTTTTCACAAGACCTGTGTTTAGAATGAAGTTATACACAGCTTGATCGACAATTGATATTGGACGATTGATGCTCAATTGCAAGATCAAAAGTATAATGTCACGAACAACATCTAAACGCCCTGCCATGACACCAACATTGTATATTTCATTCTTTTTTATGAGATTGTGGAAGAATGGACCAAATGCTTGTAGATAGTTATTGTTGCCCCATGGTTCATCTTCATACGCTAGTCCTTCACCAGCAGCAACAAAATCACAGAAGTCATCTTCATCTAAGAAGTCCGAAGGATTTTTTTGGAATACAACATCACGAACATCAGTTGTAATCACGAAATCATATTCTTCTGTTGTCGTATTGAGAAAGTTCCATATATGAAAGAACCGTTCTACATGGGGCGGCATTCCACTGTTACTCACATAGTTGCCTTCATTGTCTTTTTGACCATATGCAAGAAGTTGAACACCCCTTTCAGCAATTTTTGCCAGTTCATCATTCTTCATATTTGTTACAACCAGAACAACATCACCATCAAAACCAGACTTCTTGATTGAGTTGATCCAGTATTTTACATCATCATATTTGTAGTTTGCTGCGCCGCCGATGATTAGATTTTTAGCCATGGCAGTTCTCCATTATAATGTTTCAATTGTTCTTCATTGCCTTTGATAAAGAAATCAGCAGTTACTGAACCAGGATTTCCATCAAGACGATAGCATAGTGTGTGCTTACGACTTGTATCCCACTTTGCATTCTGCATGACAGAGTATAGATATCTTCTATCACCACCCCAGCCAGAATGCCATAAGTGACAAGTCTTTTCTAGAAATTTTCTATTGAACGCGAACGAAGATGTATCTACAAGATATTGTGGATCATTGTGTGAGAAATAGATCGGCCATTTACCAAGTGCTTCACAATTATCATCACACACATATGTCTTGTCTGGTTGATAAATCTTACGAAGTGAATGTGCAAAGTCATTATCACGATCTAATACTTCTACAAGTGAAGCAACATGGTTTGGTTCATACCAGTTGTCTTCATCAAGAAAGAAGACATAATCAGCATTGACTAGATGAGGAATACCAGCATAGATGCGATGACCATAGAATCCATTTGCGCCTGTATTGAATGGAAGAACCATTGCCATTGGCAATCGCTCATTACCATCTGGCATTTCTTGCCAAGCGGCACGTAGAGCATCATTCATAGGATCTTCATACTCATATCCATCTACAACAATCAAATGTTCAAGATTAGAATATGTTTGCTTTTGAACGCTGAGGACAGCATCTTTGAGTTTTTGGGAACCGATAGTGGGTGTGATAACGACAACCGATCTTTCAATAATGAGTTTCATAATATACCTATAATAAAAGAGAGGACACTAGTATATAGCATCCTCTCTGTAATGTCAATATCAGTTTAGAGAGATAAGGCCCTTTTCAGTCAAGTAGCCTTCTTCACCGATTGCATCTTCACTCTTATACTCTTCCATAAACTCACGAAGATTTGGAATTACATCAAAGTGTTCGTTCTTAAAATACACAAACAACGGACGAGAGATAGCATAATTTCCTGACTTAATGCTTTCATACTCAGGAACAACACCATTGATTGTAGCACCCTTTAATGAACTACGGTTCTCATCAAGGAATGAATAACCAAAAATGCCGAAAGCGTTTGGATTAGATTGAAGCTTGTTAACGATTATGTTGTCATTTTCACCAGCTTCAATGAATGCTCCATCTTCACGCATTGACTTACAAAGAGACTTTTCTTCGTCTTCTGTAACAGTAAGTGCGTTAGATTTGATAGCAGCCTTACATTCCTTTTCCATTACCAACTCGACAAACGAGTCGCGTGTACCAGAAGTTGGCGGTGGTCCAAGAACTTCAATCTTAATAGCAGGCAGTGAAGAATCAACATCTGCCCAAGTCTTGTATGGATTATCTACGATTTCACCATCAACGATGACCCACTTAGCTAATGATCTATAAAGCATTTCAGTTGTCAATGACATATCATCATTTGATGCTGCTCTTGACAACACGATTGCGTCAATACCAACTGCAAGTTCTGTAACAGTTACACCATTCTTCTTACAGTCTTCAAGTTCAACTTCCTTGATTGCGCGTGAAGCATTTGTTGCGTCAGGATGGCCTTCGCCAGTGCCAGCACAGAACAACTTGAAACCGCCACCAGTACCAGTTGATTCAACGATTGGTGTCTTAGAACCAGTCTTCTTACCAAACTGTTCTGCTACGGCAGTTGTGAAGGGATAAACTGTAGATGATCCGACGATACGGATTTGATCACGGGATGCATATGCTGTGCTTGTACCAAAAGCAAACAAAGCAGCAGCTAAAGATAACATAATTTTATTCATAGTCTCTCCATAATGAAAACTGAGGGAGTTCATTCTCCCTCAGTATATAGTGTTACTGACCAGATAACCAGTCAGCTTCTTCGTCAGTATACGGTATCATTACCAGTTACTCTTTTGTTCATGAGACATACGATCCCATTCACGCTGAAGACACTCAAGATGTACTCGGTCCGTAGCCTGACTCAGAAAATTTTGCATACGCTCTTCATTAGTTCGTGGTGAAAACAATCTCTTTAGAAAATCTAACATTATTTTTCACCATACTTCTCAGATAGAAACTGCTTAGTCGGCTCACCGTTATGTGCAGTTTCAGCTTCACCAATGTTGATCTTCTTTGGCTTTTTCTCTTCAGGAATGAAGCGTTCAAGCCAAATCTTGAGCATACCATTGATCAAGTCTGCATTCTTGACTTCCACTGTATCAGCAAGAGTAAACTTGCGGGTAAACGCACGATCTGCTATTCCCTTGTGAAGATACTCACCCTCGTCGGATGTTAGTGAACCTTTGATGGTCAAAACGCCATCTTGAAGTTCAAGTTCAAGATCGTGACGACCAAAGCCAGCAACGGCCATTTCAATCACATACTTGTTCTCATCAACTTGTTTGATGTTGTATGGAGGATAAGTCTGCATCTTGGGAAGTGTTTCAGAAATTTCCGCAAGCTTTTTAAGCATTGGTTCAAAACCAACTGTTGTGTTAAGCTTGGAGAAAGAGAAAGGATCAAAATAGGGAATTTTGTTGATAGTCATGTTGTTAACTCCTATATTAGCAAGTTATTTTATGCTTGTTCTCCCATTAGGCGAGAACTTACATCTCTATATATAATACTTCACAAGTCAAATGTCAAGAAATATTATTCAGCATCAAAGAAAAACATGTGCCACAATCTACCATCTTCCATATCTGTTCCAAAATATTCGTTTGCTCCATGAATAGAACCAGCATCAAAGATAACAAGTCTATTGAACATGTTGCCAAACTGATCAACTTTCTCATATGGAGTTGCATCCAAAAATGTCTTATAGTTAAACGCTGAACGAATATTAGGATCTTCTTTATGATAAATCTTGGTTGCTCTATGTCTAAAAGTAGATGTTCCGCAACTTGATGGTGCGTCTGGCGTTAGATAGATCATGGCAGCATAATCTTGGTCATCACAGTGATAGACAATGGGTTCGCCGGCAATGTTAAGCTGGAATCTACCGTTCATGCCATGCTCTTCCCACTTTGTAATTCGCTTACCCATAATGCTTTCAAATGCTTCTTTAATACCAGAAAAAAGATATTGATTGTATGTTCTCTTACCAATAAATCCACGGCCAAGACCACCGTCAATATATTCCTGTTCTTGTGCGAACTTTCGTACAGCCATCGGATCGCTATAAAAGTTATCAACTACGAAAGCCCGCTTCTTAAAATTTGTGTTTATCATAAAAGTCATATTGCTTTTCTCTGTTTCATTTTCATTACCAGACAAAATATATTTTGTCGAATCTGTTATACCATCAGTGATGCACATCATTTTTTCTAGTGCTTCTTTGTCTACCAGATCAGGATGTATCCACCAATCTTCAAAAGTGCATATACCATCAGGTGACACATCGTTTACTACAAGAATATATCCTTTTGAACGTAAATAATCTCGCGACTTCTCACGATATGATCGTGAGATATCTGCATAATAATCATGTTCATATGTGATGACTCTAAATTTATATTCATCAAAAGGAATTTTCAATAAGCATTTATAAGTGTTGCTTGCAGGTTCAATATCTAGTTGAAGGTAGTCAATCACATTATTAGTAAAGTGTGTTTTCAGCAGATGAGAATAATCTGTCTTTAATGCGTCTTGATGAAGCAAGGTTGTTTTTGGTCGAGCCGCGCGATATTCATTGATAAACTTTTCATCATATTCAATCGACACACCTTTCCAATCAAACTTATATTCAAGTAGGGTTGTATTGTTACCTTTTCCAGGTCCCGCACCACCAACTTCTAAGAATGTACCGTTACGCTTGCCTTTCAATACAGACAAAATAAAAAGGTCTTGATATACTTGAGAATAGTTTTGTTCAATGATACTTGAACCTGGAAACTTATATCTTAGTTTTGAATACATCTTCTTATCATATATTCTAAATGCATAAGAATCAGGACCAGAACCTAATCTGACTATGTTTTGTTCAATAGAACTCTTATGTTGTTCATCAATTTCAGACCAGTATTCATTCAGCAAAACTTGAAATATTTTTCTTGCTTCCATGCCTCTGCCGCGCCACCAAGCTGCAACAGCTTTTTGAAACAGCATTGCCCACTTACCAGGATACTCAAGAGTCTCATCTGAACTATCAACAGTAGTCATTTTTAAAGCAATCTCAACATTTGTATAGCTTTCAAAGTAAAGTTTTTCCCATTCAAGTTTTCTAGCTAGATGATAGTATGCTTCTGGTCTGCTAGGAATAAGAGTGATAGCAGCATTATACATGCTCTTCACTGTATAGTTGCGATTACCCTGCCTATCAAAACACATACCAATCAATACAAGACAATCATAAGATAGATTGTCATCATCAGTTCTCTCGGACGCTCTCAGATAATATGAGATTGCTGCTGCCGTTTGTCCGATTTTATGATATTCTCTGGCCAAATTATAATTCTTGATTGGATTTTCTGAATCGTTCACATAATCAATAATAAGCTGTTCAAGCATTCATCATATCCTTTACAATCTTCTTAGGGCACTTTAGTACATATGCTGCATTATCTTGGAAACCAAAAGTAATAAGCAAGTTATTTCCATAATTAGCTAGACCGCAAGCAAACTCAATTTTTGCTCCCATAAAAGAGAACAGTTCTGACCGCGCTAATGGAATCCAATCTTTGTTCCAATATACAAAGCGATGACGATACGTTGCATCCTTACGACCTTGCTCACTATTATATAAATCTGTTTCATGAGTGAGAGTTAAATAACCATCTTCAAATGGAATAACTTGTCCGCCACCTCGAAGGTCCCAATTGAAATACATTTGATTGCCTAGAAACACAGTTTCACATGTCTTCTTCTCAGGATCAACTTTAACAATCTCAACAGGGTTACACCACTTGAGATAATGATATGGCATATCAACAATAGGCATCCAGTTTTTTTCACAGTATGAAGTATCTGGTGCTGGAGCTGGAATTCTAAATCTTGAAACTTCCTTAACGGTATCTTTAATATCAAGTTCAGAAAGTTCCATGCGACCTTGACCATTTGGTGTTGTATCTCTACGAACGCCTGAAAGATATATTTTGTCATTCCACTTTACAATACGCGCATCTTCAAGACCGACAAATTCCCAAATAGGTTTTACATCCAATTTAGATGTATCAACTCTTTCAGTATACATCATGTTTAGATTGGAGTCAAGTTTACCGAAAAAGTTTGTTGTGGTAAGGGATATATCGTTTTCAGGATTGAAATAGAGTAGAGGACCCCAAGGATGTTCATGCTTGTTTAGTTCAGCATGATACAAAGTATACTGGCAATGTCTAACGTTCACATAGATTTTATCATCATCCACATATACGCTCGGATTGAATAGACCAGTTCCGTTTGTAATATCAGAATTAATAAGAAGTGGTTTTATAGTACCGCCAGAATCTAGCGTTATTTTCGCAAAATTTTTCATAACGATTTCCTTAAATGAGTAGTATATTTTTATATATTTTATACCCTTGGACTACCATCTGAGACTGTATCTAAACCTGACGATATAGGATGTGATACACCATCAAGAATGTAAAGATCGCCCAATCTAGCCAATCTTTTACCTTCTACACTAATAAATGCAGAGCAAGAAACCATTGGAGGAACATGAATAGGGCAACCACAAAATATTGTAGTATGAGGTGTCATTGTATCACCTTCTCTAACTACTCCAATACCTCCTACGAAAACTGTGCTAGATCCTGTATCGGTATATTGGGTTGACGGTGCATCACACTTATAATCAAGAACACATGGAGTTCCTGGTGCGCCATCTGGCGCTGCTACTGTGTCTACACCATCTTTTCTTGCTACTGCTGGCATTATGCTATCTTTCTTGGTCTTCCTCTACCTCGCTTGATGGGTTCAACAACCTCTAGATCACCAGCAAGAGTTATACCTGTTGAACCTAATCCACCAACTCTATCTGTCTTCTGAGTAGGAGCTTCAAAAATTTCCCAAAGCACATATTCTTCACTCTTGATCATTTCAGCCTGTGCGATACGATCACCATTATTTATAGTGATAGGATTCTCGGATGTGTTTGTGAGAAGGACAAATGTTTCATGAACATAATCAGAGTCAATAACAGCTTCAAGATTAGCTAACACCAATCCCTGCTTATATGATAGACCAGATCGTGGATGAATGCGAACTGAATAACCAACAGGAATATCAAAGATCAATCCAGTAGGAATCATGATACGATCACCCGGCATTAGTACAATTTTGCCTTCGTGAATTAATCTTGTGAACTGTGCATTGAATGCATTGTATCCAGAGTACTCAATCTTTCCCGCTGACTGAAACGACAAGTCAAAACATGCTGCTTGCTTTGTGCCAAACTTTGGTAATACGATATCTGGATGAGTCTTGTAAATGTTCAATCTATTCATAATATACTCCGTTGTCATTATCTTGAGATCTCTTCCCAATCCAACGAACCAAATACAGTTTTAGTATCAGTATCCGATGTAACAATTAGTGCAAGCGTATATGGAGTAGATGTTAATCCATTTCTTTCTAATTGGAAAGCAAATAATTCTTCTTTTAGCACGTTTAATGTTGGAGAGCCTTGGTTCGATGAATTTAAGAATCCACCTGCGAGAGTTCTGGCATTCGTCTGATCGACAGCCGTGCTGTCCAAACTATATTCAACAGACGAATTTGTTCCAGCAGATGTCCATGTGCCACCACTTACTGTGCAGTTTTGAATAACACGCCACTTATAGTTAATGCCATTACCTGTCCCTAATAGAGACAAGGCGGTTAGAATGACAATAGCGTCTAAACGATCAGGCGATGATTTTAATCTTAATGCAACTACAGGGTAAAATGTTCCTGCTGTTGTTAATGTTTTACCAGCAGTAATATCTGTTCCAATTGATTGTTGCGTGCCTCTAAGTTCGTAACCACCTTCAGAGATAACAGTAGAACAAATTTGCTTTAGTGTGCTATTGTTTGCAGTAGCGCCAGTATTTTTAATTTCATATCTTAACGGTAATGAAGCTGTTGTAATATATGTTGATGTAATTAAGTTAGCGTGATGGAATGAATGGCAATGAATTAGTTGTCCGTTGATAATAAAACCACAACGAACGGTACCAAGACCTAACCATTCAATATCCATCCAGAAAATTTGTGCTTTTGAAATATCAAGTGTTAATAAGGATGGTCCAGTACCATCTAATTTATCAACATTCCAACTAGATTGTGCTGCACGGGTTTCTGTCAAAGAACCTGTGACATATGAACGCTCCACAAAAGATAATGTTGAACCATCTAATTCAAGATAGATGCCGTTTTGCGTTCCAAAGTAACCAACACGTTGTCTAAGGTTTGCTTTTGCAGGATTGAATACGAAAGTGTTTAAATTATTAAGCGATTTACCTGGCTGATAAGAAAAAACTTTCTTAGTTTCTCGTATAATTTCTGTGTTGGCTGTTGTATCAACAGTGAGTTCAATAAGACCAGCATTTGCATTGTGTGTGTATGTTGAACCAGCCGTGTTTGATGTTACCCATTCACCATTATCTGCATACCTATGTGATGAATCAAACATCGTAAATGGTAATGAAATTCTCGCACGACCAAATGCGTCAACTGCTGTGCCTGAGGGATTTGCTGGACCAACAAGATTGCCGTATTGATCGGATAGCATTACAACTTCGAAAATTGTTTTGCCATCACCGAGATATTGGTGAGTATCTTTACGGAACTGTGCCATGCTATTCTTCCTTGCGCTTCTTGCCTATATTATATTTAGCTACAAGATTCCATTCAGACTTTTCTTTGTGAGAGATAATCTTGATTTGGGATAATGGAGCAACAGGGTCTGAACTTTTCTGAGCGTCTACTAATTCTACTAATTCCCACTCATCTAGCAGATTGGCAATAGAATTAAGACGGGCGCGGTCATCTTCTGTGAAGTCTGACTGCTTCCCGTCTAGTAAAAATAACTGCTTAAAATGCACTATGTAATATTTGCCCTGCTTGTGTAGTATGTGACAGGACTGAAACAGCGTCTTGTCTTTCTTTGAGGCTACTCCAATACGCGAAAGTGTCTCACGAACTTTTAAAAAGTTGTCAGGATTTGGTAGTGTTACCTCCACTAATTCTCTTATGTCTAACATTCAAACCACCTTTGTTTAGCGTCTTTTTGATCTGTTCGATCTGTTTGTCAGACAAAAGGGAAATTGCTTCTTTGGCCTTTTCATTGGAATAGCCAAAGTATTCCTTCACTGCTTCCAAGTCCTCAACAATCTCACGCTTTTGCCATTTCTGAAACGGGCGCTTATATCCCCGTACAGTATTTAGCAAATAGTGGTATTGTAGAAGAGGATCAATGCTAGGGTGCTTGTTCATCTCATTAGCAAACATTACAATATCATGGTGGAATGACAGTGAACGGTTAACGACGAACGGGACATAATCCCGTTCATTCTCTTGTGTCACGACCACTTTCTTGGTTTGCTGGATAGAAGGTATGATATCTTTGAAAAGATCAGCCATTCATAAATCTCGTTAGGTCATTGTTTTCAATACTCTTCTGTCTTTTCTGACAGTAAGAAGATTGATCAATATTGTTTTTACCAATATCTGTCATATGCGCTAATTGCATGATTGGCTGACGATTGAACATGCATGAATATTCGTAGATTGCTGTACTCTCAATCATGAGAAGCCATGACCGTACCAGATTATCACTTATCTTTACTTTGGGAATCAAAACATTGAAGTAAACGTTTTCCATAAGATCATGACCGCTTCCATAATTTTCGTAAAAGATGTTGTATGATGTATCATACGTTTTGGAAATATTTGTTCTTATCAAGTTTTTACGATGCTCATTTATTCTCTTATAGAGTTTACTACACATCCAAAACTGTTTACCATCACTTCTCTTTTTGTCGTGATAGAACTCAGATGTATTATATGACTTACCTGCCATACCGAAGTATAGTGTATTCTCATACTCATGAGGAAATAGATTATCATTCGGCTTATGTGTAAGCGGACTAGTGAGAGAATACACACCGAACGGAACATTCTTGATTTTCACAAGATCACTCATCTTGTTCCAACCAAGATTTTCACAATTCAGTTTAATAAGATCCAAATGCATTAGGTATACTCACATTCTACCATGAGTTCTGTCAAACAAGCAACAAGATTGATTTCTTGATCCGCAACAAATGCAGACTGATACTGATACTTTCCGATAGTCACTACAGCTTGAGGAATGCTGTGTGGCTTCATATACTCATACAGGCCGTCGTAAATCTTACGATAAATTCTTGCAGGCTCAATGTCAGAATTAGCTACACACCATTTCCGCATTTCGCTGAAATTCTTATCCTTCAGATGCTTGACTAGATCACCAATCTTTCTTACATCGGACAGTTGAGCAACAATGCCTGCATCAAGAGAACCAGAAGAACTATAACGCTGCAACTCATTAAGAGTGCGACGATAGTCAGGAAAATACTTTTCAATGATCTTAGCTAGAACCGCTTTATCGTATGTTACATTCTCTTGTGTGAGAATGTATTCCATGCGCTTCATCAACTGTGAAGCCATCTTTGCTTTCTCATCATTCCGAAGAGCGAAGTCAATGACAGAACAACGTGAATGAATAGCATCAATCAGCTTGGATTTGAAGTTACAAGTGAAGATGAAAGTACAATTCGCAGCAAACTCTTCAATTGCACCACGCATTGCTGCTTGTGCATCTGGAGTCATATAGTCTGCTTCGTCTAGAATGATAACTTTCTTACCACCAGTTAGGGACACTGTTGAAGCATAGTTACGAATGGTAGTTCTCAGAACATCAATGCCACGATTTTCAGAAGCATTGATATACAAGTGGTTGATACCAATCTCATCACACATGGCCCGTGCAACAGTTGTCTTACCGACACCTGCTGTACCAGTCAGCATGAGATTTGGAATCTCTTTGTTGTTTACATACTCTTGAAACGGCTTCTTCAACCGATCAGGAAGAATACAATCATTGATCGTTGAGGGGCGGTACTTTTCCACCCATAGGAAAGATTCGGTCATCAATTTCGTCTACCATTCTTTGAAGGAGTTCTTTGGTGCCAGCACCGCCAAGGTTCTGAACATAGATACTCTTGGCGGTAACCAGCATGTTGGAAGCTAACATTAGTATGTCTTGAACATTATCGCACATCATGATCTGCCTGTCAATAGGCTTCATGAGTTCTTCCATGCGTTGAATAATGTCTTGCTTGTCCTTCTTTGTCACTTCATGACACCATCGTAGAAGTCTTCAAACTGACGATTCTCTTCCTGTTCCTGAGCGTAGTTTGCACGGAAGTAAACCTTAGCCATACGACGAATGATCTTCTTATCAACACCAGTCTTGTCAGAGATTGTATTGATAGAGTCCTTCTGATAGTCTCGTTCAGAAGCTACGCGCGTGAGACTATCATTCAACTGAACAATAGCTTCCTTGAGTTCTTTCTTCTGAGAATCAGAAAGGGAGTTAATGCTAACGAAGTTTTGATTGTGCCCAATACCAGCCATTACTTGCTCTCCAGTGCGATGAAATACTTGATCTTGTCCTTGAATGCGCCAGCCGATGCAGTGAACTTAGCAAATGCACCAAGCTGAATTTCAACATCATAGTCTCCTGGGATCAACTTGATGTTATCAACCTTGAACGATGCGATGAAGTCTTCACCGTTGTAATCGTTAAGCTTGAATGACGCATGATTGGAAGTGTCGTTAGCCTTTTCATGTGTCTGCAAACGAATCTCGCCGTTCTGACCAACAACGGACAAATGAGTAAGATTGTTCATAGACGCAAGGCGAAGAAGCTTTGTCATAACAGCATTTGTCAGAGTAAAGCTAACATCCGTCTGCTTCAGCTTGAGTTCCTTGTCAGGCGGTGATACGATCAGATTGGTAGAACATGAGTAATAGTTAAAGCTAATCTCGCCATCATTCATGATGACAGCACTATCCGAGAATGTGAGTTCTGGGCTATTCAATGTGCTGATATTACCAAGGAACTGATTTAGATCATAGATGCCAAACTGTTCAGGCAGAGAATCATCAATTTCTACCTCAACAAGAATGGACTTCTCAGGGGAAATAGTCTTCTGGGTTTTTCCCTTCTGAAGAACAAGTCCAGAATTGATTGCGGAAAAGTTCTTAAGAACACTCAGGGTGTTTTCACTCAACTTCATTTGTTTACCTCATAATATAGTTTAGGCAGCTATTGTAGCAGGCTTTTGCGGGCCTTACAAGTTATTTTTTCGCATGTTGGTGCGTATCTTTTCCCTTGTTTCCTCGGTGTGTGTTTTACCGTAAAAGTGATTTAGAGGTCCTATTGGACCCGAAAAAACTTTCAGCATGTGAGCAACATCACCGTCCAGCATAGAAAGTGGACCAACATTGTCCAGTTGATAGTCAAAGTTCTGTCCAATCCATGCCCATTCTGAATAGTGAACAGTCTTGATAAGTTCATCATGTGCTTCTGGCGCATGAAGGAACATAGGATCATTTGCTGCCTTAGCAATATCATACCACTCAGGATCAGGACCACGCTTTACACGAATGACAAATCCACCCTTGTCTTGGATGAACTTGATTTCATTTGGAAAGCGAACATCAGCAATGACTACATTTGGATAAAGATTCATCTTCCGTTCAAGTGAATATATCCAAATGTTTGGATCAAGCATATCACGCCCGACTTCTGTACCCATCATCTGAAGCATGTTTCGTGGAGTGATATGCTTGCCAGTCTTTTCAGACCACCATTCATCCTTTTCTTCACGCCATGCACGGCTTTCATCAGTCTCACCCTCTAGAAGATTTCGCGGCCATCCAAAGATGGCCGCTGTAGCGTCCTTTAGCGAGTCTGCAAATGACAGTTTTGTGAAGTTATGTTTCTGGACAAGAATGTCAGCGACAGTTCCCTTGCCTGAACCGATAAATCCAACAACACCTATGATCATTATAGATTTCCTGTATGTTCTGCGATCTTCTGCATGTTACCAGTGAAAGCATATGTGCCGACATGTTGAGTCTTCATCCACGGACACAACCAGATTGAACCGCCAATCTTTCTCCAATACTGACAGAACATGTAGTCTTCGGAAAGATAGCGATGGGATGCATTCTTTTCAATCTCAAGAAGCTTTGTGAATTCCTCTTGAACAGCATCACCCTTTGCTGCTTTTTCCATAAGCGCATGGACATCATCAAATGTATATCCATTATCAATGACTGTATCAAAGTACGCATGAATGTAACGCGAACCATCAAAATTAGCCTGTCCGACATGATCAGGCTTATAGTTCTGCTTAGGATAAGCCTGAGCGAACTTCTCAAACACTTCACGCTTGATGAGCATATAGCCTGTTCCGATTTCCATGACTTCAAGAGGCTCAGTTACCTTGAACTGCTTTGTTCCTGGAATTGGATTGAACACATAATCACCAGTTAATGCATCCAACTCACCTGGAGTGATTGTTGGATTCTTTGCCATTGCTGTTGCAATGTTTTTCCAATTAATGGACTTCTTTGGATAAGGTGCACCGATAACATCTTTGTTCAAAGCAATAAGCGCAAGAACATCGTTAGGATCAAAATGAATATCAGAATCGATGAAGAGTAAATGTGTATAACCTGAGCGCAAGAACTCGTCAACAAGATAGTTTCGTGCGCGAGTGATTAGAGATTCATTGAATAGAAAAGAGAATCGAATTTCAATGCCATACTGCATACAAATGCCTTGAAGATCAAGGCAAGCTTTCATATACATACCAACATTTTGTCCGCCATACATTGGCGTAGCCACGAATAGCTTTGTCTTTCTCAAATCTTCTACTTTTATTTGTAGTTGCATTGTATACTCCATGATAAAAAAAGGGACGCTACAGAACTATATAGCATCCCTTTTTGAGGGTGTCAATAAAAATTAGGCAGCAAAACGATAAAACATCTTGCGCTTGCCATTCACAGTGCGGTAGTTGCTGTAAATGGTCTTGCCCTCAAGAGTGCGTAGATCATACACACGCTTATAAACAGCGTTCTTTGACAAACCAGAAAGCTGGGCCAAACGACCTGCTGTAATGCCAGCGCCCTTTGTATTACGACGAAGAACCTTGGCAACTCGGGAAAGATGAGACATTCAAATACTCCATATTAAAAGTTATGAGCCGATACAATTGGACGGTCGGAGAGGGCTCAATTCTCCGACCGCATTCTTGTTAACTAAAAAGCAATCTCAGCATCGGAAACCGCAGCTTCTTCGGTCTTAACCGGCTGAGGATTGACAGTCTCGTCCAGCTTCAGGTAGAGATCCATGAAGCCGTTCTTGGTATCAACATCAAAGCGGTTCAGACAAAGCTTGATAGCCTTTTCACGGTCACGACCGAAGATTGCGAACGCTTCGCAGATGTGGACGAGTCGACGGGTCGAGATAATGTCGGACACAGCACCATCATAGAAAGCTTTACGGATCATGTCAGCCCAGTTGACTAGCTTGTCAGCAAAGTCCTTGTCTTCAATGCCAGAGGCCTGAAGCACATTGTTAAGGATCTTGGCTTCGGTCTTGAGCGGCGGGTATTCCTGCTCAAAGGTGATGCTGAACCGCTCAAGGAAAGCTTCATTCATGACATTGGTACCGATGAAGCGGCCATCGTCCGAACCCTTACCCTTGGTGTTAGCGGTAGCAAGGATGTTAAAGCCAGCCGCAGGCGTGATAACACGATTGATCTTCTTAAGGTAAATCGGCTTGCCCTCGAGGACAGGCTGGAGACACATAAGCTTGGCGTCACCAAGATCAACCTCGTCCAGAAGCAGAATCGCACCGCGTTCCATAGCCACGATAACAGGGCCGTTCTGCCAGACAGTCTTGCCGTCAATAAGACGGAAACCACCGATCAGATCATCCTCGTCCGTTTCTTTGGTGATGTTAGCACGAACAAGTTCACGACCTTCCTGGGCGCAAATCTGTTCAATCATCATGGTCTTACCGTTGCCAGACAGACCAGTCACATAAGTCGGATAGAACTTACCAGACTTGATGATCATGCGAACATCGGAAAAGTGACCGAACGGGACATAGCCCTTAGCTTTGGACGGTACCAGAGTAATAGCTTCGGAAGTGTGAAGAGCAGCCATATTCAAGTCTTCCTGATTAGCAACAGCAATCGCTGTATTCGGCGCAACGGGAACTTCCGAAGCAATCTCGGAAGCAGCGATGACATTTTTAGCCCGCTTCACAACCTTAGCAGACTTAGCCACAGTCTGAGCCGTAACGCCAGAGTCGTCAAGAGTATAGACACCGCGACCAATGCGGCGCGATTCGTCTTTGACAAGCCACGTCGGATAGGAAACATCGCAGTTATCATAAAGATGAACCAACTGCTGGCGAGTGATGGTCTTGATATCACCATACTCGGCCTTGACAGCGGCGAAAAAGGCACTCTTATCAACGGACTTAGCCATTAGAACTTTCCTTGTGTGTGTTTTGGATTATGTGTATATTATAGTCTAGGAAGAGGTGGTTGTCAAGCGGCAATTCGCTTGACAAACCGAGAGAGTAGAACGCGGGACACAGCTTTCTTTTCCGAAAACTTGATGAATTCCGATGCCATCTTTTTCTTGGTCATATCGGACTTGATGTTAAGATTTCCAGTCGAAACATCAAACGTCTTCTGGTTGATGATATAGTATTCATCGTAACCAGAGGTAGTTGCACTGAAGAACCCGTTTGTTTTCCAATCAGCCGAAGCTTTCTTGTAAGCTTCACCAGACTGACCGTTGACACGGCTGTAAGATTGATTGAAGCCATACGAGGTGATGTAGAAGCCAATCAGATTGCAGCCAGTCCGGTCCTTGAGAACACGGAGAAGCAAACCAGTCATAGCCTTATCAGAGTAAGGGTCCCGATGATAATACGAGTTCTTAATCTCAGACCGAATCTCATAAGTCTTCTTGGTGATATCATCCTGAAGAATATACTTGCGCTTCTTCCAAGACGAATGCAAACCGTGAACCATGTGAATTGGATCAGAATCACCGTCAGTCAGGAAGATTGTGTTAACAATCTGAACCCGAGACTTAGCCTTGAACCGATTGACAATCATGTCAGCTACACCAATACACTCGTTAAGCGGAGTGGACTGGAGACTGTCACACCGAAGATGCCCATTACAAGCCATCACATACAGATGGAACATTGCGTCATTGAATTCTGCAACATTCATCCGCGATGAAAGCAAGTTACGAGCCACGAAATTGTCAAAGTACAGTTCATTCTGGTTCTGAGTAAACGAAGCGCCGTTGATACGACCCTCATCAACATCAAAGCCAGTGGTACTACGGAATGAGTAGACTTCAAACGGAATCTGAACCTGCTTACAGAACATGGTCAGCGAAAGAAGCTGCTTTACAGTCTTCTTAAGATGAATGTCCATGGAGCCAGACCAGTCAATGAACATGACAAAGCCGTGGTTCTTACCAGAAGCAACAGTGGTGATACGACGGAACAGGTCATCATTATACTTGTATGAATGAAGCTTGTTTGTGTCAATCACACCAGTTTTGGAGATGCTAGTGCGGCTGTACTCATCAGCCGATTTCCGCATCTCAAACTCCTTCACCATGAAAGAGATTGAAGCTTTTTCATTAGCCTTGAACTTCTGGAGTTCCTCACGAACAGCTTTGAGCCAATCCTGGTTCCAGAAGCCAGCAATACATTTGCGCTGGTCAGCAAGAACAATCTTGTAATCATTTACAACCTGTTCATACTTGACAGGGCGAGGGATCTTGACGTAAACATATTCCTCGTCCGACTTGATGACAAGGTCTTCCTGATTTTTCTGCCAAGCCTTTTCAGTTTCAGACTCGGGAATGTCATCATCAGACTTTGCACCGACGTTTATCGGATCATCAGAGTCGCGCTTGTCATCGCCGTCACCAGCTTCGGTGTCGTCCGAGTCAGACTCACCATCGTCCTCTTCCTCATCATCAGAGTCGTCATCGCCGCGACCAGAGGTATAGTTTTCTTCCTCATCATCATCGCCGAAATCTTCCTCATCAGACTCGTCGGAAAAGTCATAGTCGTCCTCGTCGGACATTCCACCCTTAGCACGAATATCGTCCGAGTCAGTTTCAGGCTCGTCCTGTTCCTGCTTAGACTTAGACCAACCGAAGATTTCCTCGGTGAGTGCAAGCACCTCATCAAAAGTCTCAGCCGCTTCAACCTTAGCGACCATTGCCTTTTCTTCGGCCGAGAACTTGATACCAGACATTGCACCGCCCTTGAAGTAGATATTCAAGCGGTCAATGAAAGCCATAGAGTTAACGTCCTTGGACTTGGTACCAAAGAAGTCGCGTTCAATGAGTTCGGCGTAGCCCTTGACATAGTTGCGGCGAGAGCCAGGGAAGCGCCGCTTCTGGCGCTTGTCAATGCGGGCGTCTTCAATGACGTTCAGAAAGCCCTTGACTGCACCCATAGCACGATTGGAAGCCGCACCAGTGACTCGCTTTGCAATGTCAGACAATGCGTCAAGCCAGCCGTCAGAGGGTGTGTCAAGAGCATGACCAACCTCGTGAACAACCAGCATATCATACAGGTCATTGGACATTTCGCGCCAGATAGGGAGAATCAGAACACGCTTAACCACATCAAACATAGCAGTTTGTGCGGCGGCCGAGTGCTGTACCGTAATGTTTTCCGTAGCCAGCAACTTGGCTAGCTGGGACTTAGCATTGTGATTGTGTACTATTTCCATAGTGTCCTCTTGATTATGGACATATCTTAAACTGAATCAGTTCAAGTGTCAATCGTTAAAATACTTAGGAAACATCTTATGCAGACGAATCTGTGATTTGAGAGCATACAGATTGAGGGGATATCTTGCAAACACGGATTGGGTTGCAAGGAACTGTTCAAGAGCATAGAGGGAGCGTTTCATCATATACTATAGATGGGGATTGCAAGTCGGTTTTTCAAGTGGCACAAATGCATACCAGCTATGCGATGGACACATAGCTGGTTGGCTAAATGCTTGATTTTATTAGGTTCGGCTAAGTCTTTGATATCTTTCGCAGAACCATCCCATAATTGTTGACCTTAGGGAAACTCTTCAGATCAACTCCTGGTTTCAATCTCAGCTTATTATCCTCTGGTCCCAAACCAAGCTGTCTTCTCAACGGATGGTTGAGATTCTGAAAAGGCTCATAGTTCACATAATGATGCCAGCGTCCATATTTCCAGACGATTCGAGCCACATCTGGATGCATATCCACTAGCATCTGAGACTTATTTATTGTACCTGTTGCGTTCAACTGACCATCACGCCACTTGCTCTTGTCAAGATCACCCTCAGCGTGATAAAACTCCGCAGTGTTACCACCCTTGACAGTTTGAGTTGCAGCTTTGCCTTGCAGAAAGTTATTGAACTGAATCGTGCAATCACCATCTTTCAATACACGAAGGCAAATGTCAGTGTCCTCATTGTAACGACCACGCCATCTATGCTTGCAATCATTAGAGATTAGCAGTGTGGAATAGATACGAGTATTCAGCACGAAAGGATAGTAATGCTGATTAGGTGCAATGAAGAACCGATACTGTAGACCAGATATGGGTACATTCTCAAATCTATCAACAAAGTCTTCACATGCTTTGAACATTGCACCAGACTCCACACGAATACGCTGATTGAGATGTAGTCTATAGAAGTCTTGAATGTTATCATCACACACCCAATGCTTCTCAGCACCTATAGAGATTGAGTGATCCCAACACCAGTTTCTCGCACGACCAGGACCGTCACCGTGGTTAGAAAAAGGAGCAACAAGAAGGATAACATAATCGCGAATGCTAAAGTTATCCAGCGCATTTTCATAGTTCTCTTCATCTTGTGGTTCAATAGCAATGTAATGTGGTATCTTCATACGCGCGAGAGAGCGCGAGGTATACATCGTTTCATGTCTACCCTTAGAGATAATGTATACTGGATGTGTTGGATTAGTCATTCTCCATTCCTACAATAAACAATGTTTACCCATGCACCCTTTGTGTCTTCTCTGGCCTGAACATAACCAAAATGCTTGCGAAGAAGATCAAGAGTGTCATTATACTTCTCATGTGTCTTTAGATCATTCAAGTGAGCATGATGAAACTCCATGATGAACTCACGAATATTGTACCAGTTATTGATTGCGGGCAAACACTCTAGTTCACCACCTTCAATGTCCATCTTGACTACTGTAGGCTTAACAGTCTCAAAGACATAGTTGATATTGGTACAATTGACTGTAACTGTATCTCTGCCTCGTTTTGCAACAAGAGAGTGTGCGCCTTTGTTCTTCTTTAGATTGATAGAAAAGTCGCGTGTCTTATCATTGTTACCGATAACAGCTTCGTTGTGTAGTACATACTTGCTTGTGTCTGGAATATTCATTGCCACATTTTTACATGCGAGATTATAATTGTCAATATCAGGTTCGTATCCATGAACAAGTGCTGCACCTTTCTTCAATGCAAATGTTGTAAACATTCCGATATTCAAACCAAAGTCTACTACAACATCATCAGGCTTGATCTGTAGCTTATTGTACTCACCAGAAAATACCTCATGAACTACAAATTCATCTGAGGTACCTTCTCTTACTTCTGCTTGAATGTCTCTATAAGTTATTGTCTTGACTGTCATTCTTCAAACCACCTCTTTAAGGAGTTCTCATCCTTATCAAGATGAGGATACCACATGCTTTTTGTTTTCTTTGAAATCGTCTGCTCATCATCAACAGACTTATACTTAGCCACAAACTCATCAAAATCTTGCTGATTGCGGAAATGCAAATAGATTGTCTTGAATGGAGGATTGTCTTTCTGAATAAACTCAGGCATTCCTACCCAGAGTTTTTCGCGCTCGTTTTCATTATCATCTTCCATACCAAGGAAT